TCATGCTGCCTGCTCCATGGCGCCGGCCAGCATCTCGCGCGTGAGGCCGCTGAGGCCGTCGATCCGAAGCCGGACATTGAGACCGTCCGTGCCGATGTCGACCCGCTGGACCAGCAGCGCCACGATGCGCGCCTGCTCGGCGGGGAACAGCTCGTCCCACAGTGGGTCGAGTTGCTGCAGCGCCGCGCGGGCCTCGCCCTCGGTCACATCACCACTCTGCGCCCGCGCCGCCTTCCATGTCCCTGCCACGATCTCGGGCTGGCGGAACACCGCGCGCAGCTGGTCGATGACAGCCGCCTCGATCTCGCCGGCTGGCACGCGGCCGACGGGGCAGGACCCGGCACCATGCTTCAGGACCGTCTGGCTGACGTAGTAGCGGTAGAGCTTGCCGCCCTTGCGGGTGTGGGTCGGCGAGAACGCGGCGCCGTCCGGCCCGAACAGCAACCCCTTCAGCAGGGCGGGTGTCTCGGCACGCGTGCGCGCGGCACGCTTGCGCGGGCTCTCCTGCAGGATGGCGTGGACGCGGTCCCAGGTCTCTCGGTCGATGATGGCATCATGCTCGCCGGGATAGCTGTCGCCCTTGTGGACGGCCTCGCCGATGTAGGCGCGGTTCGAGAGGAGGCGGTAGAGCGTCTTCTTGTCGACGAGGCTGCCGCGCTTCGTGCGGACGCCTTCCTGCTTGAGTTCCCGCGCCAGCACCGTGGCGGACCCTGTCGCGACGAAACGCGCGAAGATCGAGCGGACGACTGCCGCCTCGGCTTCGTTCACGACGAGCTTACGGTCGCGGGCACCATAGCCCCAAGGCACGTTGCCGCCCATCCACATGCCCTTCTTGCGACTGGCGGCAACCTTGTCGCGAATGCGCTCGGCGGTGACCTCGCGCTCGAATTGGGCGAAACTGAGCAGGATGTTCAACGTCAGCCGCCCCATGGACGTGGTCGTGTTGAAGCTCTGCGTGACCGAGACGAAGGTCACGCCGTTGCGGTCGAACACCTCGACCAGCTTGGCGAAGTCGGCCAGCGACCGGCTGAGGCGGTCGATCTTGTAGACCACCACCACGTCGACCAGCCCGTCCTCGATATCCTCCAGCAGCCGCTTCAGACCGGGGCGTTCCAGCGTCCCGCCGGAGATGCCGCCGTCGTCATACTGGTCGCGGACCAGCACCCACCCCTCGGAGCGCTGGCTGGCGATGTATGCCTCGCAGGCCTCGCGCTGGGCGTGGAGCGAGTTGAACTCCTGCTCCAACCCCTCCTCGGTGCTCTTGCGCGTGTAGATGGCGCAGCGGAGCTTGCGGACGACCTTCGTCTTCTCGGGGGGCTGCTTTGTCATGTCCGCGCCCGGTGGTTCTTGAGGCCGAAGAAGGTCCAACCGTTCCAGCGGGTGCCGGTGATGGCGCGGGCGATGGCGGACAGCGACCTGTAGGGCCGCCCCTGCCATTCGAAGCCGTCGGCGGTGACCGTGACGACCTGCTCGACGCCCTGCCACTCGCGCAGCAGGCGCGTGCCGGTGATGGGGCGGTCGCGGTCGGCGCGGATGCTGCGTTTGGCCTTGTCGCCGCCGTCCAGCTCCTCGCCCAGCCGCTCCAGCCGCCGGATTGTCTCCGGCTTGAGCCCGCCATAGGCGAGTTCCTGGATGCGGTAGGCGAGCCTGCTCTCGAGATAGCGGCGATTGAACGGGGGCGGCTCGCCGTCGAACAGGTCGCGCCATTGCTGTTTCAGGTCGAGCGTTGGCGTGGACTTGAGTGCGGCCAGGCGCGCGGGGATGTGATCGTCGGTCATGCATGTCTCCGGTGGGTCGGAGTTGCATGACCACTCCGGTCGGGCGCGAAGTGAAGGCAAAAATCTCCATGTGGCACAGGTAGTTGCGCGTCACGCGACATCAGCCGAACCAGCCCCGCGGCGAGCAGCCGGCAGAGCTCGGCCCGCCGCTCGGCAGGGCTCAGACTGTCAGGATGGATCGGGTTGGGGCGTTTCATGGAGGCCTCGGAGTGGTCGTCTCCTCATGCCTCTACTCACCGAGATTGCGAACTGTCCCAGAGGGAGCTCGACCCGCTGGATATGATAGTTGCTGGATTCGACTCACGGTTAACCTGTCGGGGAGAGTATAGTCAGATCAAATCTCGGGTTCGCGCGGTGAATCGGCGCTTTTGCTTCAGCAAATGCCGGCTGCGCACGCAGTATTTCGCGCAACGTCAGGCGGGATGCAGATGCGCAATCCGGTTTTGCCACCGGTCGGCGAGAGGGTTTCAGGACAAGAGGGAATCCACATGCCAAAGAGGATCAGAAATTTCGTCGATCGTGCCTTCTCCAGAACTGTCGATCTCGAACTGCTTCAGCGCCTGCTGGCACCCTCCATCGACCACATCGGCTTCGATTGGGATGGGATGCCGGGCGACGACCGGAGGCGGCGCGACGCGATATTCGACCTCTTCGCCAAAGCCGACATGCGGTTCCCCGCAAAGCTGCAATTCGCCCTCTACAACATCTCCACGCTTTCCACGGATGCCGGTGCACGGATCATCCAAGAGATCGCCTCGGATGCCGGTACCGACGTCTTGTCAGCATTTCGGGGCGAGGGCGGGGAAGATGACATGCGCTTCACGCCGCGTTTCATCGCTCTGATCACCTGGCTCGATCACCGGCCTATCTTTGACCGCGCCCTCAGTGCGGCAGCCTTTCTTGTCCATTCGACCAAGCTCGAACGCGATGCCGAACGGGAGGATGTCGAGCTTCGGCACCATGATGCCGGGGTGAAGGATGGTTTCGCCGAGGCGGCACGGCTGCATTTCGCGAGCCGATACAACGGACACTATTGCGAGGTCCGATGGTTCGAGGAGGAAGACCTGCTGCGCGTGCTGATCCTGCATGGCTCGAAAGCAGAGACGAAAAACGTCGACCAGGAGGGCACGGAGGACACGCTGAAGTTCCGCGAAATCGTGCAGTCGACCATCGAGTACGATCAGCGACGGAGCGCGATCGCCGTGGGCTCCAGGTCCGCAACAGATGCCAAGAAGCTGGTGAAGCTCCTCGGGGAACACGTTCTTGGGGATGGCGAGATCTTTGAGGCATCGGCGAAGGATGTGCTCTACACGCTCGCCCCGCTGCAAAGACGTGGCGCAGCTTTCAGGTTCTTCTTCGAGCCCGAAGGGGACATCACGCATGTCGCCCTGCGCGAGGTGCGCGTCGACGAAGCCCAGATGACCAGGACCGGGCGCGTGCGTCGCTCGCCATGGTTCCTGACGCTGGGAGATTCAGAAAACGCGCTCAGACGCTTGAAGGGCGTTGCCCCCGAGATCGACGTCGCTGACGTGCGGATCGTGCATGCCAAGATCGACGTGACCATCGATGTCGACGACAGCGAGACCGTCGTGCCGGTCACGATCAGACCGCCACGTATGGTCAGCATGCGCGATCACTCGCACGAACGGCTCATACTCGAGATGCTGGAAGACAATGAAATTCGCAAACGCCGCAGGGCTGATCAGGCTGCTGCTGCAGCAGAGTGATCGCCATCCGATCCGTTCCATCGGGGCAGCGGACCTGCAGCCCTACGATCCGCGTTTCGTCCATAGGCTCTGGAACCTGGGAATTCTGACGGAGCGAGAGGATCTGCGCGATGATGGAGACACGGTTCTTCAGGTCATCAACGATGCGCTGATCGCCGTCGATCCGGAAACCGGCGCCTGCGAACGCTACGGGGATGCACTGGACGTCCAGGGCTATGACATCGACATCGATGCGATCTGCCGCGCGATACGCGAGCAGTCCGGGCTGGAGGGACCCGGCCCGTTGGCGATCACGACGAGGATCTGGCGGCTCGGCCGATATCTCCGTCATGGCAGGGCGTCAGAGGTATGCCTCGTGCGGCGGCTGCGCGAAGAAACGGCGCAGGAGATCGTGGATCATGTTCGCGGGGCTGTCGATACCGAGGCCGCTGTCACGCTGATCAGTCTTGGTCACAGCGATCTGCCGCCCGCTGTTGCCCGCCAACTCGACGCGATGCGCATGACCGTGGTCGCGGCAGAAGATCTGATGGGTCCCGACCCGACATCCCCCTTCTCGATGAACCTTGACCGAATTCGCCTCGCGTCGTCGATGCCCGCCGTCCAGGCCCGCCTGGTCATCGACCGGACTGGACGGCGCGTGATCTTCGACGAGGTCGAGCTCTCCATCGAGCCGAGGGACTTCGATGCGTTCGTCCTGCTGGCCGAAGAGGCAGCGGATGCTGGCGGCTGGGTACTGCGCGACAGCATTGCAGCGTCGGTTGAGGCGAGCACGGGGCGAGACGGCAATCCGGAGCAGACAGATCGGTGCATCAACCGGTTGCGCGCCGCGTTCAGGAGTTTGGCGAGCATGATCGAGGTGCCGGGGTCCGCATTCATCGAGACAAAGCCGAAGGTTGGCTATCGCCTCACCCTCGCCACGTCCGAGATCGGGTTCATGGCGTAGACCCGTTCTCCGACACCGGGAGGTTTTCGGGAGGTTTTCGGGAGAAGTCCGAGAGATAAATAATCTCAGCAGGTTGCATCTTCGACTGGTCACCGGAAACGACCAGGACCGAACGACATGCACCCTCCGATTACCCCATCCGATCTTGCCACGCTGATCGACGAGGCCGACCGCGCCGCGCGCCGTCTGCAGCGTAAGCTGGCGCTGCCCCCGCCTGACCTCGACGATCTCCGTCAGGATCTCCTTGTCGATGTGATCTGCCGGTTGCCCGGCTTCGACGCGCGCCGTGGCAGCATCGGCGCCTTCATGGGCCTCGTCCTGCGCAACCGGGCCTCCCGTATCGCGCCCCGGCGCCACCGGCAGCGCCGTGCGCAGGGTGGCACGGTGCTCTCGCTCGACGCGCCCGTCGCTGGCAGCGCGGAGCCTCTTGGCTGCCTGCTGGCGGAGGCGGACGGGCTGGCCGCCTGGCACGGCCAGGACCGCTGCGCGGCGGAGGACGCTGAGACCCGCCACGATCTCGCCCGCGCGCTCGGCGATCTGCCGGAGGACGTGCGCGACCTCTGCGCGGCGCTCGGCACCTGCGCCGTCGCCGACATCGCCCGGCACGACGGCATCTCCCGCTCCGCCCTCTATCGCCGTCTGGCGTGCCTGCGCCTCGACCTCGCCATGCGCGGGCTCGGGGCGCGCTGGGACGGTTCGGAAGCCGCGTGGGTAGAGGCAAGGGAAAGGAGATCCCCATCATGGCCAGTGCCCCCTTCTTCTCGGTCAGGCCGCATCCCCTCACCGATCTCGCATTCTGCGCCTGGGTCGGTCAGGCGATGCCCGGCGACCGCCTCGAGTACCATCAGGGCTTTCTGGTGATCGATGTGGAACCGGGTTTCTCGGCGCTGGCGGAGCCGGAGCGGCGCCGTCTCGCCGCGTTGGCTGGCGCCGCACATCGCGCGTTCCAGGCAGGGCTCGTGCACCTCGTGCAGAAGCGTCTCGGGCCGAGCCGGTTCAGCTACATCGCTATCGCCAGGACCAAGCCGAAGGCTGTCGATGTCCCGCTGTCGGCGCTTCTGCTGGCTGAGCAGGAGACGGCGCCGCGGGCCTGTCCGGACGCGTGAGCCGACCATGGCCTCTTTGCATCATGGATCCGTCCACGGGGCGGAGGGTTCCCGAAGGGATGGAGCCGTGAGCGAGCGCGTCATCCCGCACGCTGACCCTTGGGTAGACGCCGCCGACGAGGCGCTGCCCGGGCAGCTGCCAGCCTGCGAGCCGGACCCGGCACAGATCGCCCGCTTCGTCGATGTGGTCTTCGGCCATCTGGAGGGTTTGATCCCCTTGCGGGGCATTGCCGAGAAGGGGCTGGATCGCCAGCTCGTCCCGGAAACTGTCTGGTACCCGGCCGACGGCAATGCGGCGCAGGCGTTCGTCCGGTTCGCCCAGCACGCCTCCGCAACTGGCCGCGCGGCCTATGTCATCCCCGGCACCGTTGCCGAAAAGGGCCAGGCGCGAACCGCTGATGTGCGGCAGATGCAGGCCCTCGTTGTCGATCTCGATGACGGCGACATCGACGCAATCAGGGCACATCTGCAGCGCCATCTCGGCCAGCCCACGCTGGTGGTCGAGAGCGGGGGGCGAACGGCAGAAGGCCAAGCCAAGCTGCATCTGTGGTGGCAACTGACCGAACCTGCCACGGGCTCGGATGTGGAATGGCTGTGCCTACTGCGCGGCGAGGTGGCGAGCAAGGTTGGCGGCGATCGGCATTTCGTCTCGGCGCATCAGCCCATCCGCATTCCGGGCTCGGTCTACCGCAAGAGCGGTGTCACCCGCCTCGCACGGATCCGGGAGCACCGCCCGGTCGAGGTGGACCTGCTCGAGTTCGCCGAATGGGTCGCGGCGATGCCGCCTTTGCCCGGCATCGGCTTTACCAGTGACCCGTCCACCCCGCCCATGAAGCCCACCGTCGACGCGGTGCTCACCACGCCGGTGCGCGAAGGGGCGGTCGACGACTGGTCCCGGTTCGAGGGCGCGAGCGCGGCCATCGGCCACTACGTCCGCTTGGAACACGAGGGTCGCCTTGATCCGACCGAAAGCTGGGTGGCGATCTGCGGCTACAATGCCGCCATCCTGCGCCCCCCCTGGCCGCTCGATCGCCTGCGCGCCGAGACCGATCGTCTCCGGGCGCTGCATGTGAAGCGCAACGGCCCGCCGCTCCTGCGCGCCCCCCGGACGGACGCTCCGGCAAGCCCGCTGCCGACCTTCAGCCTCGGCGCATTGCTCGACGACACCAGCCCGATGCCCGAGGACATCATCGGTCCCCGCGTGCTGACGCCGGGCGGATTGCTGGTGCTTGGCGGCGCACCGAAGGTCGGCAAGAGCGACTTCCTGATCTCCTGGCTCGTGCACATGGCGGCGGGTGTGCCCTTCCTCGGGTTCACGCCGGCCCGGTCGCTGCGCGTGTTCTACCTGCAGGCCGAGATCCAGTATCACTACCTGCGTGAGCGCATGCAGCAGATCAGCTTGCCGCCCGAGGTGATCGCCGCCGCGCGCGACACATTTGTCGCCACCCCGAAGCTGAAGCTGCTGCTGGATGGGGAAGGCGTCGCTCGTGTCACGGAGGTGATCCAGGCCGCATTCCCCGATGCGCCGCCGGACATCATCGTCATCGATCCGATCCGCAATCTCTTCGATGGCGGGCCTCCCAGTTCAAGTGGCGGCGGCGGCGGCGAGAACGATAACACCGCGATGATGTTCTTCCTGAAGGACCGGGTGGAGCTTCTGCGCGAGGCGGTCAATCCGGATGCGGGCGTCATCCTCGCCCACCACACCCGCAAGGCCGGCAAGCAACAGGTCAAGGACGATCCCTTCCTCGCCCTCTCCGGCGCCAGTGCGCTGCGCGGCTTCTACACCTCGGGGCTGCTCATGCACCGGCCCGACGAGGACAGCAGCGTCCGCCGTCTTGAGATCGAGCTGCGCAACGGCCCCGCGCTATCGGGAAAGCTGATCGACAAACTGAGGGGCGAATGGGTCGAACTGGACCCGATGAGCGAGCGCCTGGTGCGCAAGGAGGCGGGCGCCAAGCTCGACGCCGAGCGGCTACGCAAGGGCGACGTTATCCTCACGATCCTGCATGAGGAAGCGGCGGCCGGCCGGCTCTACACCACGACGCAGTTCGGCGAGGCCTTCGAGAACAAGGCCGGCCTCGGCAGCAAGTACACCATCCGCGACCGGATCGGCGTGCTGACGACCAAGGGCCACATCAAGTTCCTGCGCGACGGCCGCCCCTTCGGCAAGGCCGTGGTCCGCTCCCGCTTCGGCTATCTCGTCGTCGAGGGCCTGCGCTTCGGATCCGAAACGCAGATCGATCCCGACACGGGCGAGGTACTGGGTGAAGGCCTGCCGGTGCTGCCGAGCCATTACAAATGCTCGGGCACTGGCGCCTGTCTGCAGGTCGAGAACCCCGCCGTCTGGGTCTACCCGGAGGGTCTCGATGACTGACTTCGTCCTCCCCGAAATCTACCTCGTCCTCAGGACGAAGTTGTCGGTCCTCGTCCTCACTTCGTCCTCAGTCAACAAAATCAATGACTTGCGGAGGACGAGGACGAACAACCCGGTCCTCCTTGTTCGTCCTCCGAAATGGCGAAAAGCCATTGTATTTCATATGGTTAACTCGTTCGGAGGAATGATAGGGAAACCCCCATACTACGTATGGGGCGGCCAACCGGCAGGTTTGGCCTCTCCCATACGTCGAGGGGTATCCGCGCGCGCAGGTTCTCGCGCACGCCACGCACCCCGATCCGACGACGGCGACCCCTCACCGTCGGGCGCCAGACCGCCGTCGTCATTCGCCACGACCAGCCGACCGTGAAGGAGCCCGGCCATGACTGATCCCATCTGGACCGCCGAGCGGGTCGCAGCCCATCTCCAGGAAGCGTTCCGCACCCTGCGCACGCTGCCGCCCGTGAAGGCGCAGGGCTACGTCACCGCTTGGCCGGACATCGTGCGGAGCCGGCAGGAACTCGCGGCGATGGAGCCGGAGGCGATGCGGGGCGGGTCGTCGGGCGCGGCGATCACCCGGCTCGATCAGACCTTCGACTGGCTGCTCTGGCTCAGCGTCGAGGAGCGCAAACTGGTCTGGGCCCGTGCGGCCCGGATCCGGTGGAAGAAGATCAGCGCCGAACTCGATTGTGACCGCACGACAGCATGGCGGCGCTGGCAGCTCGCGTTGACCAAGATCGCGGCGCGGCTGAATGCACAGTGAGGCCAAAGTGTTGCAACACTTTTCTGTTCGACACTTGCAACAGAAATAGTGTATTCTTCAATCATGATGGGGAGAGTGGGTCGCAGGGCTTGCTCTCCGCTTTTGCATGGTGGGGCCGTCCGGATGTCAGCGCCTTGAGATGCAGGCTGACATCCGGACAGGCGCGGCTCGTCAGTCGGCAGGCAGCCTGTAGACCCGTCCGCGCCCCTCGATCTTCTCCGAGGTGACCTCGAGCCCGAGCTTCTTCTTGAGTGCGCCGGACATCGTGCCGCGCACCGTGTGCGACTGCCAGCCGGTCGCGGCCATGATCTCCGCGATGGTGGCGCCGGTCTTGGCGCGCAGCATGGCGATCATCTGGGCTTGCTTGGTGCCCTCGCGCGGCGCGTGCGCCTTGGGGGCAGGGGTCTGCGTGGGGGCGGTCGCTGTGGAGGTCTTGGTCATCATCGTCTCCCGTATCGGGGCGCGCGGGACGCGGGCCCTTCTACGAGGTGAAGCCCACCTGTCGGCGGGCAGGACGCGAAGCGGTGGGGCTCAGTCGGCATGGTCGCCCTCGCGGTGGGCGCTCTGCTTTGCGTCGTCGGGGTGACGTTCGCTCTGCTTCGCAGACGCATCAACTCAATTGGCAACAACGCGACGATCCGATCCTCCGGGGGAGGGACGGGTCGTGCGGCATGGCAACGGGGGGCAGGATGGACAGCATTACAGAACTCGCCGAGGGCCATGGCCTGCGCCTGGAACAGCGGCCCATCGATGCGCTGATCCCATATGCGCGTAACGCCCGCACCCACTCCGAGGCCCAGGTGGCGCTGATCGCCGGGTCCATCCGCGAGTATGGCTTCACCAACCCCGTGCTGGTCGATGGCGCGAACGGCATCATCGCGGGGCATGGCCGGGTGCTTGCCGCCCGCAAGTTGGGGCTGTCCAACATCCCCTGCATCGAGCTCGGCCATCTCAGCGAGACCCAGAGGCGGGCCTACATCCTGGCCGACAACCGGCTCGCCGAGCAGGCGAACTGGGATAAGGACATGCTGGCACTCGAAGCCGGCGACCTGCGCGACCTCGGCATCGACCTCGCCTCCCTCGGCTTCGACGTGGCCGAGATGGATGCGCTGTTCGAGGAGGATCAGACCGGCCGGCCACCCGAGGTCACGCCGGAGCCGCCGCGCAATCCGGCATCGCGCACGGGCGATCTCTGGCTGCTTGGCGACCACCGCCTGCTCTGCGGTGACAGCACCAGCCACGATGATGTGCGCCGCCTGATGAACGGAGAGCGGGCGATCCTGTTCGCGACCGACCCGCCATACCTCGTCGATTACGACGGCTCGAACCACCCGACCCGCAACAAGGACTGGGGCCATTCCTACGGCGTCACCTGGGACGACAGCTCGCAAGGCGCGGAACTCTACGACGGCTTCATCGCGGCCGCCGTGGCGGAAGCCATCGCCGACAATGCCGCCTGGTACTGCTGGCATGCCTCCCGCCGGCAGGCGATGCTCGAGGCATGCTGGGAGAAGGTCGGGGCCTTCGTCCACCAGCAGATCATCTGGGTGAAGGACCGCGGCGTGCTCACCCGCTCGCACTACCTCTGGAAGCATGAGCCCTGCTTCATGGGCTGGCGTCGTCCGCACCGTCCGCCGAAGGTCGCCAAGGAGACGCTGTCCTCGACCTGGGAGCTGCCCGGCTTCTCCGGCGACGAGCGGCCCGACCACCCGACGCCGAAGCCGCTCGACGCCTTCGGGATCCCGATGCGCCAGCATGTGGACCGGGGCGGCCTCTGCTACGAGCCGTTCTCGGGCTCGGGCTCGCAGATCATGGCGGGCGAGACCAACGGCCGCCGCGTCTTCGCGATGGAGATCAGCCCGGCCTATGTCGATGTGGCCGTGGAGCGCTGGCAGGCCGAGACCGGGCGCGAGGCAACCCTCGACGGCGACGGTCGGACCTTCGCGGTCATGCGGTCCGAGCGGCTGGGTGACGCCCCAAAGGCTGAGGAGACGGCCGCATGAAGCAGTCGCGCATCATGTCGATGGTCGAGGCCGTCGCCAACGTGGCAGTCGGCTATGGCGTTGCCGTCGTCACGCAGATCCTGGTCTTCCCGATCTTCGGTCTGCACACGACGCTGGCCCAGAACCTGAAGATGGCGGCGATGTTTACCATCGTATCGATCGTCCGTTCGTTTGCCTTGCGACGGGTGTTCGAGGCGGTCCGGCTGCGGAGTGCCGGGTGATCAGGTGCCCCCCATCTGGACGGAGACATGCCCTCTCGTAAGGCCAAGGGGAGGGGGGATGGTAAAACTAGACAACTGTCCAAGTAGAAACCGGCGGCTGGCATTAACTTTTATGCGTCGCGATATTGGCAGGGGGGGTATCCCCCCATCGGCCGGGGGCAAATCCGCATCCTGGCCGCTGCCGAGCGGGCTGGGTTCGACAACGATCACGGCGGTAATGCCGGTCTGGTGTGGGGTGATTGTTCGATGCGAGGACGCAAGCCAAAGCCGACCGCGCTGAAGCTGATCCAGGGCAATCCGGGCCGGCGCCCGATCAACGGGCAGGAGCCCAAGCCGCCAGCCTCCCGCCCCACCTGTCCGTCGCATCTGTCATCGACCGCGAAGGCCGAGTGGAAGCGCATCGCCCGTGCGCTCAACGAGGCCGGCATGCTGACGCAGGTGGATCGCGCGGCGCTCGCCGCCTACTGCCAGGCCTATGGGCGCTGGGTCGAAGCAGAGGAGAAGCTCGCCGTGACGCCGGCCATCCTGAAGACCCCGGCCGGCTACGTGCAGCAGTCGCCGTGGCTCAGCATCTCCAACAAGAGCCTGGAACTGATGGCGAAGTACATGGCTGAACTCGGCCTGACACCCTCGTCGCGCTCCCGCCTCGCGCTGCCGGCGCCCGGCGCTGCCCGGTCACGGGAATGGGACGCGGCGGCCAAGTACTTCGATTGAGGGCGCCGCCGTCCCGCCGGCGATCTCTGGCGCCCAGAGTCGCGACGGCAGGTCCGCCCAGCTGAGCTGCGCCACCAGCCACACCGTCCCGCACGCGGCGGAGCGCAGGCTACACTAGCAGTCAAGGGATCCGGAGCCGTCATGTCCGCGCCCGCCGCAGGGCGCGCTCCGTCTCTGCCGCATCGCCCTGCGTCTTGAGCACGAGGCCGAGCGTATTCCAGGAATTGGCATTGTCCGACCGCACCTGAAGCGCCTGGCGGATCAGCGCGAGGGCACTGGTCAGGTCGCGGCGCACGAAGGCGACGAGGGCGAGATTGGCGAGCGCGCCGGCATGGCCGGGCGCCTGTTCCATCAGGCGGCGATAGCCCGCCTCCGCCACCCCAAGGTGCCCGTCCCCATGGGCGGCGAGGGCGGCCGCGAACAGCCTGTCCGGGGTCTCCGGCGTCTTCTCGATATCCCTGGTCATGCGGTTCGCGGATCCGATCCGGCAAAAGTAATGTGGAAATCGAATGTTATTTTAAGGACAACAGAAAGTCGGATTGTCGTGTATGAAATATTAAGAACATACCCGATCCGCCATCAGGCAGGTCGGCGGGAATGCCGATTATCCGTCCCTGGACTGGTCGGGACGGTTTTCGGCGGGTCGAGTGCATGGCCAGGTCGCGGACGGCGGCCCCTCCCTGATATCAAACAGATACTCGGAAGCATAACAGAATGGCCGGCACGATCGATCTTTCCAGCCTCGACGGCACGAACGGCTTCCGCCTGGATGGAGTGGCTGCCGACGACCAGAGTGGCTATTCCGTCTCCGAGGCCGGTGATGTCAATGGCGACGGCTTCGCTGACCTAATCATTGGTGCGCGCTACGCCGATCCGAACGGCATCGATTCCGGGTCGAGCTATGTGGTGTTCGGGTCGAGTGCCGGCTTTGCGGCGTCGATCAATCTCTCGTCACTCGATGGCAGCAACGGGTTCCGCCTGGATGGCCTGGCGGCCGGTGACTTCAGCGGCAGTTCTGTCTCGGGCGTCGGCGACATCAATGGTGACGGCCTTGACGACCTCGTCATCGGCGCGAACAGGGCCGATCCGAACGGCAGCTATTCCGGGTCGAGCTATGTGGTGTTCGGGTCGAGTGCCGGGTTTGTGGCGTCGATCGATCTGTCGTCGCTCGACGGCAGCAATGGCTTCCGCCTCGATGGCGTCGCGGCCAGTGACTATAGCGGCCGGCTGGTTGCGGGCGTTGGCGACTTCAATGGCGACGGCATCGACGATCTTGTCATTGGTGCGTACGGAGCTGATCCGAACGGGGTTCAGTCCGGTTCGAGCTATGTTGTCTTTGGATCGAGTGTTGGGTTTGCCGCCTCGGTCGACCTGTCGTCGCTCGACGGCACAACGGGCTTCCGCCTCGATGGTGTCGCGCTCGCAGACTATAGCGGCATCTCCGTCTCGGGTATTGGTGACGTCAACGGCGACGGCTTTGCCGATCTTGTCATCGGCGCGGGCGGTGCTGATCCAAACGGGGGCCGGTCAGGGTCGAGTTATGTTGTATTCGGGGCGAGCGGTGGATTTGCGGCCTCGATTGACCTGTCATCGCTCGATGGCACGACGGGCTTCCGCCTCGATGGTGTCGCGGCCGATGACTTTAGCGGCCGGTCGGTTGCGGGCGTTGGCGACGTCAATGGCGACGGCTTCGACGACCTCATCATCGGTGCCCCGGGCGCCAACCCGAACGGCGCCTCTTCCGGGTCCAGCTACGTCGTCTTCGGCGCGAGCGACGGGTTTGCGGCCTCGATTGACCTGTCATCGCTCGATGGCACGACGGGCTTCCGCCTCGATGGTGTCGCTGCCAGTGACCTGAGCGGGTTCTCCGTTTCAGGCGCGGGCGATGTCAATGGCGACGGCTTTGCCGATCTCATTATTGGCGCGGTCTTTGCCAGTCCGAACGGGGGCAATTCCGGGGCGAGTTATGTGGTGTTCGGGTCGAGCGCCGGGTTCGCGGCCTCGATTGAGTTGTCGACGCTCGACGGCAGCAATGGCTATCGCCTCGATGGTGTCGCGCTTAATGACCGGACCAGCGGGTCGGTGTCGGGCGCCGGAGACGTGGATGGCGACGGTATCGATGACCTCCTGATCGGCGCGTACAATGCCGATCCAAACGGAGACAATTCCGGCTCCAGCTACGTCGTCTTCGGCGTGGCCTCGCCCAACGTGGACAATGCCGGCACGGCCGGGGCGGACACCATCGTCGGCACGGCGGCGGCGGAGATCCTGATCGGGGCGCAGGGCGACGACGTCATCACCGGTGGTGGCGGGGCGGACGTGCTCAAGGGCGGGTCGGGCGACGACATCCTTGAGATCGGCGACCTCGCCTTCCAGCGGGTCCAGGGCGGGCTCGGCAACGACACGCTCCGGCTCGGTGCCTCCGGGCTGACGCTCGACCTGACGGCGATCCCGGATACGGCGATCGAGGGGATCGAGGCGATCGACCTCGGCAACACCGATTCCACGCTGATCCTGACGCGCCAGGAAGTGCTGAACCTCTCGGACGAGAGCAACACGCTGACGGTCGACGGCGTCGTCTCCGACCGGATCGTCTTCGCCGATGTCGGCTGGCAGCGGGGCGCGACGGCGGGGGGCTACACGACCTGGACCAGCGGCAACGCGACGGTGCTGGCGGCGGAGGCGGTCTCCATCGGCGGCTATTTCGACAGCCTCAACCTGTCTTCGCTTAACGGCACGAACGGTTTCCGTCTGGATGGGGTGACTGGCTTTGATCGGAGTGGCAGGTCCGTCTCCGAGGCCGGTGATGTCAACGGTGACGGGTTAGCCGACCTGATCGTCGGTGCCTATGGCGCTGATCCGAATGGCATCAATTCCGGATCGAGCTATGTGGTGTTTGGGGCGACAAGCTTTGCGGCGTCGATCGATCTGTCGTCACTGGATGGCAGCACCGGCTTCCGTCTGGATGGGGTGGCTGCCAGTGACCTGAGCGGTATATCCGTTTCTTCCGCCGGGGACGTCAACGGCGATGGCCTTGCCGACCTGATCGTTGGCGCCCATCAGGCCGACCCGAACGGGTCTAGTTCCGGATCGAGCTATGTGGTGTTTGGGGCGACAAGCTTTGCGGCGTCGGTCGACCTGTCGTCACTGGATGGCAGTGCCGGCTTCCGTCTCGATGGCGCCGCGTCAAGCGACCATAGCGGTCGCTCCGTCTCCGCTGCCGGGGACATCAATGGGGACGGCCTCGCCGACCTGATCATCGGTGCACTATATGCCGACCCGAACGGGTCTAGTTCCGGTTCGAGCTATGTGGTGTTCGGGTCGAGCGCTGGCTTCGCGGCGTCGATCAATCTGTCGTCGCTGGATGGCAGTAACGGCTTCCGCCTCGATGGCGTCGCTGCCGGCGACAATAGCGGCATCTCCGTCGCCTCTGCCGGGGACGTCAATGGTGACGGTTTCGATGACCTGATCATCGGTGCACTATATGCCGATCCGAACGGCAGCTCTTCCGGTTCGAGCTATGTGCTGTTCGGGTCGAGCGCTGGCTTTGCGGCTTCGATCAATCTGTCGTCGCTCGATGGCAGCAACGGCTTCCGGCTCGATGGTGTTGCAGCGTATGACCTGAGTGGCAGACCCGTCTCGGCTGCCGGAGATATCAATGGGGACGGCCTCGCCGACCTGATCATCGGGGCATTCCCCCCCAACCATAGTGTCTCGAATTCGGGTTCGAGCTATGTGGTATTTGGATCGACTAATGGTTTTGCCGCGTCGATCGACCTGTCGTCGCTGGATGGCAGCACCGGCTTCCGCCTCGATAGCGTCGCTGCCGGCGGCTATAGCGGCTTTTCCGTCTCGGGCGCTGGCGACATCAATGGCGACGGCTTCGATGACCTGATCATCGGTGAGCGCTATGCCGATCCGAATGGAGGTGATTCCGGTTCAAGCTATGTGCTGTTCGGGTCGAGTGCTGGTTTTGCGGCCACGATCGATCTGTCATCGCTGGATGGCAGCAATGGCTATCGCCTTGATGGC